TGTCTCTCAAGTATAGTACGATGCCAAATGGGGTGACCATACCTCTTTGGGTAGGTTCACCTGAATTCCTAACGGAGAAAGGTGATTGTGGTACAGTACTAGTTGCTATGACAGACTTTGGTCCTACCATTCTTGGTATACATCAGAATTTGGATAAGGTAAACGAGCTGACGGGAGCTGTTTCACTTGATATTGAATTTGTATCTTCTATTATAGAAGATGAGATTTCTGATGGGTACTGCATGGTCAATGAGTATACGGATTGTACGAACCAGGTTGGAGATGTTCATATTAAAGCTACGCCACGATTTGTCAAAGGATCTGGAAAAGTCTATGGGTCTTTCTTAGGACAGAGATTTGTTCCTCGATCACAAGTTCGACATACTTTATTGTATGAGAAGATGAGAGAAGAAGGCTTTGAGTGTGAACATTATCCTCCCGTGATGACTGGTTGGGAACCATGGCATTTGAATATCAAGAAGCAAGTAGAAGCTGATGCTTATGTATCTGAGGCTGATCTTACTGCTATTGGTAAACAATTGACAAAAGAATGGTTGACTATGGTTCCATCAGAGGATAGGTCTGAAGTGAAAGTGTACGATATTGAAACTGCTTTGAATGGCATTCCAGGTCTACGCTTTGTTGATAGTATCAACAGAAAATCGTCGGCAGGCTTTCCATGGTGTCATACGAAGAAGCGTTTGTTAACATTCTTGGAGAGTGATGAGACCTGGCAAGAACCAGTAGATATTGATGATTGTGTGAAAAAGAGAATTGAGGCTCGATTAACATCATATCTAGATGGTAAGCGTACACATCCCATTTATCAAGCATCATTGAAAGATGAAGCTTTGCCTTTAAGAAAGATAAAATCGAAGAAGACACGTGTGTTCATGGGTGCGCCTGTGGATTTCACATTGTTGATGAGGATGTATACGTTGGGCTTTGTGCGAATAGCTCAGCGAAACAAATTTGTCTTTGAGGCTGCACCTGGGGTGGAAGCCCAGTGTGTTGAATGGGAACATTTGAGAGACTATCTGACAAAATTCGGCGAAGAGAGAATGATCTTTGGTGACTTTTCTGGTTTTGATTCTTCTATGCGTGCACAATTTATATTAACTGCATTTGATTGTATTATTGATTTTTGTATTGCATGTGGTTACACAAAAGAAGAGGTTCGAGTGTTGAGAGGGATAGCTGAAGACGTTGCATTTCCCACAGTGAATTTCCATGGTGATTTGGTGGAGTTCTTTGGGAAAAATCCTTCTGGACAGGCTTTAACAGTTACCATTAATAGCATTGTTAATTGCCTATATATGCGTTACTGTTATTTTAAGCTAAATCCAGAAAAAGAATTCGAGTCCTTTCGTGATAACGTTGCCTTACTTACGTATGGTGATGACAATGGGATGGGCGTGTCTGAAGAAACTCCGTGGTTTAATCACACCTCGGTGAGCGAGATGATGAAAACTATCAACGTAGTTTACACTATGGCTGATAAAGAAACAGAAACTCGTCCCTATATCCATATGGATGAAGCATCTTTTTTGAAGCGTAGATGGAAATATGATGAAGATTTATGTCATTATGTTTGTCCACTAGAAGAATCATCTATTAGGAAATCTCTTATGATTGGACTAAAATCAAAAGCTATCACAGCAGAAGAACAAGCAGTATCGATTATGCTGTCTGCTCTTAGTGAGTACTTTTGGTATGGAAAAGCAACATTCGAACTTTGGCGGAGTCGATTTGTCAAGTGGCGAGACGAACTGGATCTTCAGGAATGGGGTCCTCAGTTTGATACCTGGGATGATTATGCAGACAGGTATTTCGAGCGTTCGCGTTATCATTACCGTGAATATCAGGATGGAGATGAGCACCGATGCTCTATCTGCGGTAATGTTTGTGATGTTATGCATAGAGAGAA